ATTAACCCCGTTTCTTTATCTACTTTAATTTGCAGTTTCATTACGTCACCGCAAGCTGGGGCACCGACCATTCCTGTACCCACATCTTCATCTTCTTTACTAAAACTACCCACGTTACGTGGGTTCTCATAGTGATCTACAACTTGTTGAGAATATGCCATTATTTAGCCTCTTTATTAAACATTGATAAAACTTTTGCTTGAATGTTTTTAGCAAATTGTGGTTGAGGGAAGTTCCATCCGACGAATGCACCTAACAATAAATATAACAAAGTTTCTAACATAATATATCTCCTGTGTTGTATTTAGTCGGACGATTTATCTTCTACTACAATCCAATTTAATTTAAACAAATCTTTGCGTATTTCATCGGTAACAACACTTTCAGCTACATGCGCTTTAGTCTCAAGTAGTCTTTTCTTTGAATCTTCACTTAAAATACCCCACTGATCTTCGTCCGCATCAACTATACCACTACAGTACCAATCCAAATAATCACCTTCACCGCGTATTTCAGAAATGACTCCACCTGCATGTCTCCAACTGCAACTCCATTTTTTCTCAGTTAGTATAGGCCATACATCATTACGCATAAAGTCATTGTTGCACATTGCCGCATATAGATGTTGGGCATAGACTTTATCACTTTTAACTTTTTCTATGATCCACTCAGTAGTAAGTAAATCATATTCTAAGTTATCTTGTTTAGGAATCAGTATGCCATCTTCTTTTGATGATAGATACTTTTCCCAATTCCAATCTAGCTTACTATCATCAATCATCAGTTTTTTTGACTCTTTGCTTGCTATAGAAAATGTGATTACCTATCTTTGCTACTTGCTTGTATGGCCACGATGGATCAACATGTATCGAATGAAAGAACAATGTTGTCTTTGGAACAACATCTTTATACATGCCTGTCATTACTTGGTACGCAATCATTTCTGCTTGCTTGTATCTTGCGCTTGCAGGGTTAGGATCACCTTTGCCCTCGCAAACCCAGCTAAACTGACATACAACATTTTCATTGATTGTAGTCTTTTGATAGATTACTTTGCATGGAGTCTCGGCGAACCCATGATTAACACGATTCATTACTACTCTGGCGACAGCGGCTTGACCAGGCATTATCTCAGCGCCCGCTTCATAATATATATTTTTTGCCATACACGCAAGTTGTTTCATGTCAATTTTCTTCAGAGTAGGTATACTAATCTCTGGTAAATTGTACAATGATTGTGTTGGCAAAGGAATAACCATGAATGATAAAAACATCATGGACAGTAATACTATTTTATTTTTTAATGATAAAAACATAATTTTCCTTTTCTGTAGTATACTACAGTTTTGATTAATAACCAAATGTTTTGGTTATTGAACCCAGCAATCACAATTACATGTGATTACATCATTGATAGCTTGCGCTATTGAAGGTACTGAAGGTAACAGTACCGAAGAATTGTCTATAGTATTTAGCGGAATTGGAATGATATTCACAGGTTCTGCTAAACTTCCGGGTATTACTATTGGGTCAGGTGCTGTTATAATACTTGTATCAGCAGGATATGCTGGTGCAGCATCTGGTGCATTTAATGGAACATTATCTGGTATATTGTTATCTAATGGAATTCCAACTAAATTCAATCTAGTTTGATTTCTATTCTCACGCATCATACCCACTATACTTTGTCCAGTTACATTAGTTAAATTACTAATAGCTTCTAATGTTTGTGCAGCCATATTAGGTTGAGTATCTAATGCATAATTAGGTATACTATCTACAAAACTATATACAGTTGGTGTCTTGTATACTACAGTACTAATTCCGTTATACCTAGCACGTTGTTCTATGTTTAATTGTGTTGCAGTTTTACTATATAAACTATTAAGTTGTGTTGCTTGAATTGAAGATAAATTCATTATTGTTGATATCTCAGCATTTGCCAAATCAATTTGTGCTTGTACTGCTGCATCTAATCCAAGAGTAGCACCTTGCGTAGCAGTATATAAAGTTGCGTATATAGTTGCTAATGTTGGTGTTTGAATAGATAGTATTAGTGTTTGCATCAATTCCCATGGATAAGGTAATCCAGACATTGAACCAAAGAAATCACTATATGTATATGTATTACTTGCTCCACTACCCAATGCTATTGAAGTCAATGCTATCTGTGCATTGATTGTGTCAGTTGGAACAGTTGTTCCATTGACTAAATTTAATCCTTGAGTAGTTTCTAAGTTTGCTGCTACTTGAGCAAACTTTTCTATAGGAACATTAGTGATGTTTTTTATCTGCTGCATTGACATACTGAATGCGCCCGCTGCAACTGCTATATCTGCTGGTATTAAATCTTGTAAATAAGACCCAAATCCTTGTGGTATAACTTGTACATTGTTAATACTACTATATCCAGTATATGATACTTGTGCAGTACCAGACGGTGATGTTGACCCTATTTGTGCTTTTATAGCTGGTGCAGTTAAACCTGAATTCAAACTTCCACTACTAGTATATATAGGATAGTAAGTCTTGCTGTTTGTAGATTGTGTTTGTCCTACATTGTATACCGGAACCGTTAGTGTCAGATAGCTATTAGGAAACATTTTACTTGGGTTCAATAAATCTGCTAAAGTGTCCAATCCTGTTGTCTTGCAATTTAACGAAATCAATATTTCATCTAAGTCAACACCTGCTATTATCAAGAATGCACCATAAATCATTTGTTGTTGATTTGCTGTTACATTATTATTGCTAGTTGCTCTATCTACATCAGATACTGACAATCCACTTGCGAGTAATGCTATACGCAATGATGTTGTTAACCCATTAACATTCTTTATAGTAGCTAATAGATTAGAAGGTAGTCCAAATGTAGCGATAGTTTTTAAGTCTAGTGCTTTACCTAAATTAATTAAATCTTGACCAAAATTAGTAGTTGATAAACTTACACCAGTTATATCTGCTGTAGTCAAGTCATTCATATTACTATAAGTGCCTGTCAAAAATTCTAGAGAATTTTGTAAAGTCATTATAGATTGATTTGATTGGCTTATATATGATCCAGCTTGTTGGAAAGAACCCAAAAAATCTATATAGCTTGGTAAACTAGAATTATAATTGTATTCGTTATATGCTTGCCAAGCGAATAATCTGTAATGTCCATAGCTAGCATTTTGTCCAGTGTAAGCAAAGTTGTAACTTTGACTACCCGAGTATGTACTTGGTGGGCTATTGCCTAGTGCAGGGATAGTTGTACTACCTATTGCTAATAAATTAGTATAGGTTGACAATGATATATCACCGGCATTATATCTTACCCATCCTTGTCTTATTGCATTTGTTAAGTTATTAAGTACAGTATTAGAGATTATTGTACCGTAGGTATAAGTGCTAATACTAGTACTGGAACCCATATAAGAAGCAGAGGTAGAATTAATTCCTATGCCAGTATTTTGCAATAACCCGCTTAGTACGTTAACGCCCAAAGGACTTTGTTTTCCTGAATCACTCATGGTACAAACACATCCTCGCTGCCTTTAACAATACGATGTCCGCAGCTATTACCCGACCCAACTCTTAGTACAGCAACACCTTCAGCGAATACTGTTGGACTAGCTTCTGTAGTATACGCAACATTCTCACTGTGTTCATCTTCGCCATGCCCCGATAATCTACTAACATGTAAACCGATTGGGATTCCATTAACATAAACCGTCTTGGCGCCGCGTAATATTCTACCGCCTTCTTGATTTGTGTCACCCAATCTGCTTACTTTTGCCATATTATCCTAATACGATTTTCTTATCCGGTACTTTAATTCCAGTGGTTGCTTCTAAATATTTCATTCTAATATTGTCATCTGTCTCTGCATAAAGACTAATACTAGTATTATTTAGTGTAAATTTACCCTTAGGATTTGCAGTAAACATACTAGGTATCATTTGCATACCTTGTTGCCCTGGTGCAATGCTCACTGGTTCTTCAACAATGATGTTATCTCTAGTAATGTCAACTACCTTAGTAATCAATTCTTCACCTGAATTCAATTTAATTGTAAATACTTTTCCAATTTCCATTATACGCTTTCTGTTAATTTTTTTCTGAGTTCTGTGAACCCACCCACAAGTTCTCCGTCTAGGAAAATCTGCGGAACTGATCTGGCAGTTGGTACTGCTTCTAATAAATCTTCTTTGGTGTATCCATCACCAATTTTCTTTTCTTCAAACTGTATCCCTTTACTTTTTAGTAAGGCTTTTGCTTGGTCGCAATAAGGGCAGTCGTACTTACTCCATACTATGGCTTTCATCTTATTTCCTTTTATAAATTTGGCAATTGGTCGTAATCAAGTGATTCACTCATAATACCGATTACATAATTTGTTGATTCGTTTTCTTGTAGTGCGGTCTGCTTCTTGCTTGTATCACTATGTTTGTTGAACCAAGGTATAGGCGTACTCTTTGGCGCATTACCTTGATATTTAATACCGATCTCTTTCAATGCACCTACTGCTGTATAATCAACAAAGTCTTTCAATACATTAGCATTCAATCCAATTACAGGTCCTTTGTTGAACAAATAGTCTGCCCATTGTTTTTCTTCACGGATTACATCTAAGTACAATTGATATACTTCACCTTCACACTCTTGTTTTGCTTTAGCAAATCTTTCATCTTCTTTGACTACTTGATTGATGATGTATGCAGTCCATGCTTTGTGTAGTAATTCATCTTGTAAAATCAATCCAATAATATTACCATTACCAATAAAGATTTTGTTCTCTACCATTGCTAAACTAGTAGCAAATGATACCATAAATCTAAATGCTTCTAATGCATAGCTTGCGTTCAATGCTAACCATATTGCTTTAATATGAGTTTCTTCACTTACTGTCTTTGGACTGATTTCTTTGAAACAGTTTAACTCGTGTAGTTTGTCATAGTACTTGCCAATACTTGCAGCCATATCCACAATCTCTTGTGTATCGTGTATAGTATTGAATATATCTTTTGGCACATTATAGATATTGCGAATGATATGGCTATAACTCTTGCTGTGAATATTTGTCTCAAAGAAGCCCCAGTTGTACATCAATGCTTCTAGTTCAGGGATGCTACATACAGGGGTAAACACTTGTGTTGGTCCACGTCCTTGCAAACTATCCAATGCTGTCTGTCGTAGTAAGTTACTAGTGAAGATATGTTTAACTGCATCACTGGCTTCTTTGAAGTCATTGGCATCTTTAGTTAAACTGATTTCTTCTGGTTGCCAAAAGAATCCCCTAGCAGTACTATCAAAGTCTGCGATCTTCTTATATTTAACTTCTTCAAAACGTTGGATAGTAACTGGACCCAACGGATCTAGAAACATCTTACGATTTAAGTAATCTGTCTTTGTGTGTAAATCGTATTGTGCTTGACTCATTTTATTACGCTATCAGCAGTTACTTGTATGTTGCTGATACTCCAGTATCCACTTGTATTATTGCACAATGCGCCCCATGAACAACTGTTGTTCCACCACGGAGCACTACCGGGGCCAGTCGGGCTAAAGCCTTGCCAGAATGATAGATTCAACCAGTAACCATTCTTCATGCTAGTTATCAATGAAGTCATATCTACACTACCACTACCTTCTGCACCTGTACCAATACTACTATCATATACTATCACAAAATTACCATTCTGTGAATATGTTACTTTCATTGTAGGAGTTGTTCCGTATGTGAAATCAGTCACCATATCAAATGGTTTGCTCATGTCAATGACATTGACCATACTGTGTAATCCGTTAGTAGCAGTAGGTGAACTAGTCATTGATGAATAGTTGAAACAACTGTTATTCGCTGTAGATGCGAATGAATACTCATATCGTTGTGGAGCACTAGAACCACCTGTACCTAGATGTAATGTAGATTGTGTGATTTTGTTACCATTTGTTTCTATGATATCAATCTCTTGGCAGTTCCATTGGTTCTGGCTACCACCTGCATCACAGTAGTTAGTGCCTTTTGGTTGAACACTAGGTTGTACTGGGTTTGATACCATGTAGAAACTAGCGTTAACATAGTTCTGTGATAGTTTTGACAGATCAATCGTTGCTTTGACTTGTGTGATATTCACATATCCTTGTTGTGATACAAGTCTACCTGCTTGACAATTTGTTCCTGAACCGAATGTAACAGAGTTACCTGATATTACTGGATCAGTTCCACATCCATTGTAGTCTACTACAAAAGAAGGGGTGAATGTTGTTACGGTTGCTGTAGGAGCAGTTGTTGTTTTACTACAAGCTGCTAATACTAATACAGTTAATATAACTAATAATTTTTTCATGTTTTTCCTTTATAATTTACATGCAATACAATCTTCTTCATTATCAAAGTCGATTGGTTCCAACATTGTTGGGGCTATCTCATCGGGTGCTTTACTACCCTGTTTGTTAATCAAGCTATAATAGAAAGTCTTAAGTCCCCACATATGTGCTTGCATCAGATTCTTTGCAATCAATGTAGTTGGAACTTTACGACCCTCAAAATGAGCAGGATTATAAAATGTGTTAGTACTTATGCTCTGGTCGATGTATGCTGCTAGTACTGCTGCGGTCTTTAAGTAACCATCACAGTCTTTCTGCTCCCACATCAACTGATACTTGTTCTTTAATTTGTGATATTCTGGAACTACTTGAGTGAAGCTACCTGCTTTACTTTCTTTTACAGATATCAAACTCATTGGCATTTCAATACCATTTGTACTGTTAATAACTACACTACTTGATTCTACAGGAGCGATAGCCATTTGCGTAGCATTACGTACACCGTGTTCTTTCATATTTGTGCGTAGTGTTTCCCAATCTAATTCTGGGTTAAAGTCAGTTAGTTGATTAACACCTTTGGCTCTTAGTTCCCACGGAAATGTTCCTTGACCATATCTTGTCTTGTCGCTACCTTCACACTTACCTCTTTCTTTAGCAAGTTCTACACTTGCTTCTGTTAGATAGAATGCTAGATGTTCTGCCCAAATTTTGACTTCAGCCAATGCATCTTTCTCGCCGTACTTAAGACTGCGTTTAGCATGCCAGTATGCTAAATTAGTTACACCAATGCCTAATGGGCGTATCTCATCGTTACTAAGTTTAGATTGAATACTTAAGAAGTCCTGGTAATCCAATATAATGTTAAGACTCCTATGTAGAATACGGCAAGCCCGACGCATGTCTTCCGGATTTCTGAAGGCTCCCCAGTTGATTGAGCCCAAAGTGCAAAGGGCAATGCGACCATCAGGATCATCAAGACGCTTAAAGGATCTAGTGGGTAAAAGTATTTCACAGCATAAGTTACTCTGGTAAATTGTATGATACTCGGGATCAAATGGACCCTGCTTCATCACATTGTCAATGAACACTAGATATATACGTCCAGTGTCTGTTCGTTCCTTGAGAATACCACTCTTGAAAACTTCCTCCGCAGCCATCGTTTTCTTACGCAGGGTTTTCTGCTTTTCATATTTGCAGTAAAGTTCTTCAAACAGATTAGTATCTTTATAAAATGCTTCATACAAGTCAGGTACTTCGTTAGGGTCAAAGAATGTTATGTTCTCTTTGTTCTTGAATCTCTTCCAGAAAAATGCGGATAGAACCACACCATAGTCCATGTGTCGCACACGGGTTTCTTCTGTGCCTTGATTGTTCTTGAGAACAATAAGATCATCAAACTGATGATGCCAAATAGGATAAAAAAC